GCCGTCCTGAACGCGATCCGGGCGCTGAAATACAAGGACTGACGGATAAAAATGCAAAAAAGATTATAGAATTGCATAAAGACTTCGATAATCTTAAGAAAGACAGTGAATGTAATCGAAGGATTGAAGAACCTGAGTATTATAGAATTGCAAATGAAGTATATAAATACTCTGATAAGATTTTACAGAAGAAATTTCCCAAATGGTAAATAGAGCTGGAGCACTAAACTGGCTTACTCATTGATAACCTCATTAAAAGCAATAAAGGCGCACCCAAACGATGCGCCCTCTCTTGTCAATTAATCTTTGATTTTATATTGGAGCCTCCCGGCTGGAATATCAGAATCTGACAGCTTCCATTCTTTTGAGGATATTATTATACCCCTTTTGGATTATAGCCTTTTGCTTTTCGGAAGCTGTAACGATCTTTCCTTTGTATTTTCGCATAACGGACTCGTTCAATCCAATTTCCTTTGCGAACTTACTGGCATTTATGAAAGGGAATGCCTCGAAGAATCCACTCAAATCATAAATATACGAAACAGAATAGCCAGACTTATACCACACAGGAAACTCACCATGTTTCTCTTTGTAATATTCAGCCTGTTCTTCCAGTACAGACAGGAAATCATCTTTGGCTTCCTGCTCCGTAAGACCGAAACCATACGCGCCGTTCACGTCTTCCGAATAAATAGAAATACCTCCATCATTCGCCTTTTCGATAATCGCCTTAATCTTCTTCATAATCGTGTCATTTTTAATTTCGTCAATTAAAGCACCCACCGAAGTGGGTGCAGTCCTTTTACTTCTTTAACCCCGCCTTTTTCATCATACTATCAAGAGTACCGTTTGGAATCTCTTTTGCCGGATGCCTACCGACAGGGATAAAGTAGTCAAAGTCGGGATGAACATATTTGTAATGGTTCGTCCCCTTTTTGATTGTCCAGCCTGCTGATTCAATCAATTTGTAAAACTCTGAATACTTCATAAAATCAAAGAACTTTTTAATTGACGCCACAAATATAACGTTTTTGTTACAACCACAAAAGTAACCACAAAGAAAACAGTAACATATTTGTTACTTTTAACAATTAACGAAGCCGGCCTACTTCTCCGGCTTTATCCTTTCCATCATCTCCCCATATATCCAATCCACATCTTGCCGGAAATACTTGTACAGCTGGTAAGAGAAAACCAAGTTATTACGGTTATTGGATATGGTTGTCTGGGCATTTACACCTAAAACCTCCGCCAGCTTATCTCGAAGGCCATTTTTCATCTTTCCTCCGGCAAGGGTACTCGGAGAATACAAAAACAAGATGATAAAAATGAATTTCTTTCGTTGGGTAACATTCCCTGACCTAAATATCTCCTTTTGAGAAATAATCTCTTGGAACCACCGATATAACATTCCTATCATATCAAGGTCCGTCAATATAGGTTCTGTCAGCTCTTTTTCCCTTTCCGATAACTTTGATTTCTGCTCTCTAATTGATTTTATTTCCGCAATTTCTGAAAACATGGCACAATTATTTAGAAGTAAATAGTATTTTTGTACTAAATAATCGTGTGGGGAGGTAACGTTACTGGTGGTTCGGGGCGTTGCCTCTTGTATTTTTTAGAATGGAAGATCTTCTCTTGATTGTTCAGGTTGATAGAGTTTCGATTGTAGACTGGCTTCTTGCTGGGCAAGTCTACTTCCCAATAACTCCAGCTTATCAACAAATATTTCTGTCACATACCGCTTTGATCCCGTTCTATCCTCATACTGCCGGGTCTTGATCTTGCCCTCGATATAGATTTGAGAACCCTTCCTGACATACTTTTCTACGACCTCGGCCAGACCTTTCCAAAAGATAAGACTATGCCATTCCGTGCGGTCTGGAACCTGGATCCCGTTTTGAAGGGTATAGCCCTTCTCCGTGGTAGCAAGCGATAGATTGGCGACCTTTGTCCCGGCAACATCTTTCACTTCAGGATCCTTGCCGGTATAACCGAGAAGGATTACTTTATTTATGCTCATTCTTCATTCTTTTTTTGTTTTGCAAATTCTATAACATATTCAACGCCGGCATGAAATCCTTTCTTATAGCCATCTTTGTATTGGTTATTTGAGATTCCATAGTAGTACGCTGATCCGATACACAGGGTAAGCCCTATGGCGGTCAATACAATTCCTAATCCGAAATATGGATAAGTAATGTCTATACGAAATGGTTTGAGCTGAATAGATATTCCAGATGTCATGACAAATAGCATCAAAAGCGATATTATCGCCCATATTAAAGCCTTAATCATTTCGTGCCTCCTTTCAGTAGTTCTGGGTTGTCGTATATGTTACCAACGACTTCATAATCAAAATTATCAATAATACCATTATCTATATCTTTTTGCTTAGGCATCCGAGTTATAAACTCCTCCCCAAAGCGTATTTCTGGACACATTTTTATAACTCCCGTTTGAGATTCAACCCATCTTTTTGTCTCATGTTGTTCCTTTATGTGAGGCATATATTGTTCAGGATAGAAATCACTTTTTATAATTTTTCTTTTAACAATATCCCCCTCATATACTTCTTGTCCATTTTTGTCATACAAGCCCGTGAACTGGCCAACGGTTTGTTTATCAACGCACCAATCATCCATCTTAGATGAATTTTCTTTTCGTTGAGAAAGTATGTTGTATTCCCCATCAGGATAAACAATAAGAGACCCATAAACCCATTCGGTTGATTTAGTTATACGCCCTCTGAATTTGATTTTCCGGTTCATAATTATGCTAATTGTTTGATTTTACGATTGTATATTTCTTCACATAGTGCTTCGCACCACTTCCTGGCAATAGTCACTTCAACTGCGTTGCCGATGAATTTCTTTTGGTCTGCCTGTGTGCCAATAAGTTCGTAGTCTTTCGGGAAACCCATTATCAGCTTCAGTTCATCAATCTTCAGCATACGCATAGTGATGTCTATGATGTTGTAAAGTGCCATAAATTCTTTGATTTTGACAGTCATAGGACTGTCTGTTTCATAGACTTCAATAGCGACTTCGCCGGTTTCAGTCGTGACAAGATATGGCGGCATTTTATCCATTCTTGCGATGAGCGTGAAACACGGTTTATCGACAGAACCGCCATTTGACGCAAATTGTGGGTTCATCAAGTAGTGCTGCTTCACGGTGACAAGTTTCTGCTTCGGGTTCGTCAGCACAGCCGGGTTGGGCTGTTCGATGCTTGAAAGCTGACCACCGCCCGAATACTCATTTGCGATGAAACTGCAAGATGCAACACCAATTTGACCTACCGTGCATATCGTTTGTGCTGGGTCTTCAATAGAATGACCTGTATTATTGAAGCGATAGTTTACAATAAATTGCGCTTTCACAAATGCGTGGTGGTCAATAGTCGTTATTGTTCCTGCCGGTTCTTCGACAGACACGTTCTTGCTGTCAGGCTGACCGCTGAATTGCTTTGACAGAAAAGACACTGATGCAAGTGCAAGACGCTGTTGTGTCGCGATAGTGGGGCAGGGTTCATCAAGTGACGGCGGCACATACTTTCCGCGTTGGTTCATCGAATTGTATTTCACCATAAAGGCATCTTTGCCACCTGCGACAAACTTAATCAGTCCGGCATATATGCGTTCAAGCGTTTTTTCTGCAAGCGGTTTCTTTCGGTTGAAGATTGATTTGCCTTCATCTTCAAAGTCAAGAACTTCACGCACTGGCTTCCACTTCGGCATTGTGCCGAACAAACTTGCTGCACCTGTCTTGCAATGTGTCTGTTTCGGGAACACAACCGGCAGACCATTCTTCGCAAAGATGCCGAAGAAGCGTTTGCGCGATGTGTATGCGCCGAAGTCTGCTGCGTTCAGTATGCGATGCGTGAAGTTGTAGCCGTATTTCTTCACGTTGTTCACCCACTTGATATATGACTTGCCACGGTCTTTTGACACCGGCTTTCCGTTTTCATCAAGTTCACCCCACGACATAAATTCTTCGACATTCTCGATTTGAATATAATCGGGGTCTATTGCTTCGATGTATCTGAAAAGATGTTCTGCAAGTGTCCGGCTGTCTGCGTCACGTGGCTGACCGCCTTTTGCACGGCTGAAGTTCGTACATTCAAGCGATGCCCATAGCACAACAAGTGCGTCAGGGTTCTTCGTGCGACACTTCTGAAGATGATGCACAAGTGGTGACAGTTCAAGCGTTCTGATGTCTTCTGTGAAGTGAAGCGCGTCCGGATGATTTGCAGCGTGTGACGCAATGGCATTCGCATCGTGATTGACACACGCAATGACTTCTGCGCACTGTTCGCCATGAAGACGCGCTGTGTTCACGCCGGTAGAAGTTCCACCGGCAACCGCCCAACGAACAGTATCTTTTACATGAGGGTATAATGTCGGGGTAATTTCTTCCGAATTAATTTCAAATCCTGTTTGATGGCTGATAGCCATCTTATTTCTTAGAAATTCTATATATTCCATGATAATTTTAATTATTTCAATTTTGTATCCACCTCCTCAAACACCACACTCTCACTATCCGGCCTATATTTGGCAAAACAAGCCGTCATATACTTGCAACTATTCGCACCACCCTTGCTACGGAAAACGCATCCGCGACAAATTACCATTTTACCCTTTACGATAGCTTGGAAACGCTTTATTATCAGTGTCCGATCTGCGAAGTTTACAATGGTGCCAATAGGTGCTATTCTTAACTTTTCTACTGTTTTCATTTTCTTAGCTTGATTATTCTGATTCCATAATCTTTTTCAGAAACTCCAAATGATCCGGAAATGGTACGGAGTTCTTGTCTTGCTTCTCGTATCTTTTTTCTCGTTGTCTTTCCTGTTCTTCCCGGTCGTATTTCTCCAGTTGCCTTTTTCTGTATGCTTTGAACTCAATTAGAGCAGACATGATCACCATAGGATCCACAACACCGTAAAAGGTGCCATATTCGCCAGCTTTCAACTTGAAGAAAAAAAGCAACAATTCGGAAGCTTTCAGGTAATAGTATTCCACACGTATCATCACGGAAAGCTCCAAAACCTGTTGGAATGTAGGCTTCTCTTTTACACCGGCAAACTTGTACAAGTCCATCAGTTGAGCAATTATCCAAGTATTCACCTGTTCATCTGGATAGGTTTCTCCGAGCAAAGCCAATGAAGGCGCATTCCCCTTGAACGAACGTTCCACATTTTGAGCACATACAACCTGTAATGAAGGATTGAACTTTTTAGCGAAACTTTCACCGTCCCCGTATCTATTTACTACTAACCGTGTCCTTTCCGAAAGCTTTTGCGGCATATTCGAGGATTTCACGGTCTGTTTGTTCCTCTCGTGATTTTGCCCCGTTTGGAATTGCCGGATAGTTTCTGCTATTCTTGTTGTCATAATTACCTGATATTACTTTCTCAAAATTCGTTGGTTTGATAAGCCAATCGAAAGATGCTGTCCAGCCTTTTTTGTTCTGCCCTTTCAAGAAATCGCTTTGGTATGCCCTATGAATCATGTCGGCAAACGTCTTTTTGCCATAAGATTTTATACGTGCGTTAATCATCCCTTTACGGCTATCAGAAAGCGGAGTCCTGACCGTACCAAATACACCTTTTGTTTCTTCATTGAAGAATTTGACAAGTTCGGAGTAATCGATATGTTCGGCGTGGGGCTGCGAAGTCCCACATACAAGAGATTCGTCAGAATCTCCTATATTATTTTCTTTCTTATCTTTATTAACTTTGTTTCCTTGCTGTTTCCGAGGTGTTTCCTTAGTGTTTCCTTGCTGTTTCTTTTCCGTTTCCTCTTGTATGATTTGCGAATTGTATTTATCGTAATTACAGATAGTTATAACGGTTTGTCCTGTTTCCTTTGGTGTTTCCTTTATTATCATTTTGTCCTGTATCAGTAGATCCAAGAATGAATTTACCTTCTTTGTAGACCACTGCCAACGACCAGCTAAAAACCGCAATGAAGCAAGAATCTGGCCCCTCTTAACCTCTATAAACCTATTGCCGATAAGTTGTTTCGTGTCTTCAAATCGTGCGCTCTGAATCAAATCAAGCCATGCTTCAAACCTCGAATATATGCGCTCTTCGCACCACAATTGGTGCTCAAATAGTCGCCTGCTAATAGGTATGTAATATTCCATAATCAAATCGCATAATCACAATTTCGTTTGCTATCCGCAACAAAACGTTTGTTGAAAAAATTGCAATAAACCACTTTGGGATTGCCTTTCATTACCGGAACCGGTGTCCCGTGACAACATTTCGAACAGGTGTCCGGTCTGATAACCGGACGGTCACTTTTCCTTGCCATATCCTAAAATCTTACATTTGTCAATTGTCGTCCTTTCGAGAATACCGCCCACTTGCCATTTCCAGTATCTTTCAAATGCAAATCGGAAACTTCACCGAAACGGTTGATGTTACCGCATAAATCCACAAACCACGCCGTCTTTCCTTTGTATGGACGGATGCAACGGCCTACAATCTGGTAATACATCGCAAGCGACATGGTAGGTCTGGCCATAACAACTGTGTCAAGTTCTGGGTAATCAAAGCCGGTAGTAAGTACACCAACATTGGCTACTACAGGTATTTCCCCGACCTTGAACATTTCGAGTATTCTTTCACGTTCCTTCTTTGGAGTATCACCGGAAACAATGACACATCCGGGTATGGACATCGTCAATCGTTCCGCTTCTTTCAAAAACCGGGTAAATACCAAAATACCCTTCCTCTTGCCTCCTGCTTTCGGATTCATCAGCCTTTGGACGATATGAACGATGTAACTATAAAAGTCTATCCGTTCATATTCCTTTTGGACTGACTTATCGGTATAGTCGGCTCCGGTAGTGTTTATCTTCAAATTGAGTTCGTTCCATCCGGTAGGATTCATCGGATAGTAGTTCACCTTTGAGAGATAGCCCATATCAAGCAAGGTCGATACCTGTACATGATAAATGACCTCTGAAAACACATGGGGCTTTGTCCGGGTTATGAATTTTAGCATAGAGCCGAAGTCACGGCTGGAACTCAAACGATATGGCGTTGCCGTTAATCCAAGAACCTTGCACTTCACAGCATCGAAGAAATCCTTGTACATTCCCTCTATCGGATTCACAAGGTGACACTCGTCCACGATAATATTCTTGAAGTGGGCAAAAAGTTCCGGATGGCTTTTCACGCTACCGATGGTTGCGAATGTTATCCGGCTTATCTCTTTTGAATTGAAGGAGGCGGAATAAATGCTACAATCGAGAATCCCGTAAGAACAAAGTTTCTTGAAGTTCTGTTCGACAATTTCACGTGATGGACAAAAAATAAGCACATAGTCATTTAGTCTATGTGCTATATCCGCAATTACTATTGATTTACCCGCCCCTGTTGGCAGTACCATAACACCGTTACTTTTCTTATTCTTGTCTTTGAAAAAGGCTACCGCTTTATCAGAGGCAGCCTTTTGATAATCCCTAAGTATTATTGCCATAATAATCAGTTTTATAATAGCACTTACAACCACGTGTTGTTTTTTGCTTGCCTCTACAACAAGCGGCTATAAGCGAATGATTAAACCCATCTTTTTCGGCAGCCTTTGCCGATTTGTACTCTTTTATAGAGCCATCAGAAAACACTATTACTATTTCTTTACAACAAGACTTATGTAATGACTTTATATGTTTTTTACATTTTTCGCTTGCCCTATTTGATTGCGATATGTTTTTACGTGCCAAATCAAAATTCAAATTTTCTTTTGTTGTACACCATCGCAAGTTAATTGCTTTGTTATCGGTACGAATACCATTTATATGGTCAACACATGGCAAACTACTGTCATTTGGCACGTGAGCTTTCGCAACCAGACGGTGTACGAGAAGTAGTTTCTTTATGTTGTTTTTACAAAGGCAGATTTGAGAATACCCATTTTTGCCAACTCTATCTATCAGTATTCTTTCTCTGCAAAATGTTAATGCCCCACGTTTACCTTTTCTATATCTTTCTAAAGACTTTACCCTACCTAAATTCGATACTTGGTACAATCCTTCATACCCTTCAATGTCTTTCCAAATTTCGTCCATACTTATTTCATTTAAGAGTGAATAATAAAGGCAGCCTTTAAAGTCGTGCAAAGACTGCCTTTGGATAATCGTGTTATCTCATAAGATTTGATATTGAAATAAGCCTTTCAATTAGCGTATCTTCTGATTCTTTAGTCATGCCTGTAATCATATAGCGTTTACAAGCTCTGAATGTCATTACAAAAATATCACGTTCTATTGGTTTATACTTTGTCATGAAATCGTCCATACGTGGCGTATCAAATTGCCATAAATATTCGTATTGTTCATCTGTCAAACAATGTGTATTTATCTTTAAGCCATTCATGTAGAATTTGTTTTTAAAACGCACCAATCCGTTTCGTACCGATAAATCAGAGTTGTTAAACCCTTTATTAAATATTATTGCAGAAGCTATTTTTACCA